CTTGACTTCTTGAATATATCTTTGGTTAACGCCAAAGGGACGTTGGCAGTTGCCTACAAGGAACATCTTGTGGTGGCTCCCCTCCCTTATAAAAGAGATGTCATGTACATTGATTTTCCGGCTACCGCTCTTAGTCCTTTTAAGAGCCTTAAGCCAAAACTTTTTAAAAACCGCCAAGACATGGAAGAAAAGCTTAGTATGGATGGTGATTTTTGTCGACTCTCACGGACCGTCATGCCAGACGGGTCTATCCTCTTAGAACGAGTTAACAGAAATCATATTCAGAAAGGTGTGAAACCGATTGATCAACTTTACCTTAATGGTCGTTATAAAGACCATGATCATCAGTTTTACTATCTCATGTTGGGTGGTATGGGTCAAAAAGGAGACTGCGGACAGCCGTATCTCTGGACAGATCCTACAGGTGTTGTTTATCTTATCGGGGTTCATACCGGTAAAACAGGCAACAATTCTTATTTTTCACCTTTATTTCAGGAAGATCTTTCACAGAAATTCTTCGGTCAATCATATTTTCCCAAGTATTTGAAGATTGACACACCTAAGATGTCGAGGATAGTCCCTAACGAGAAGTATCTTTATCTCGGAAAGGCGGCTAAGCCTAAGATCATTCCTTCTGAAACCAAACTACGTCCGTCTCCTGCTCAGGGAGATTTTAATCGAGAACCATTGTATGGTCCTCCTACAACTGTTCCTGGTATACTCCGGGAGACGTGGATTGGCGATGAAGAGACTGGTCACAAGGCTACACCTCTTAAAAACTGTAAGGCTAAGTTGTCTAGAGCGCCTGTGCGCCCTATGCATTCTTGGTTTTACCAGTTTGTGAAACATTATCCTGAACAAGCATTTGAAGGCTTTTTTCCTGCTGAAATGGATCTTAAAAATATTCGTCTTTGGACGATTGAAGAAGCCCTCTTCGGAATCCCAGGGGTTTGGGATGGTTTTGCTCGCGATACCGCTGTCGGATATGACATTGAGTGCGCTATACCTAATTGCAAAACCAGAAAAGACCTCTGGGACCCGGAGACTGGAAATATTCATCCTATTCTTAGGATGCTTGTTAAAGATCTATTTGATGCGGTGGACCGTGGTGAACAACCTCGGCATGTCGTAGCAGGCTGCCTTAAAGATGAAACCCGTACCTTGGACTCTGAGGAGAACCCCCGGTTATTTATGATCGGAGCTCTTTCTCATCAAATTTTCACAGTTATGTGCTGTGGAAGTTTAGTTACTGAAATGAAGCGATGTCGTGCGACCACTGACTCCGCTATCGGAACGAACATTCATTCTTTTGACTGGAAGTCAATATATGAAAAAGTTCTTAGTTCTGATAAGTGGAAGTTTATTAATGGCGACGGCAAAAACTTCGATACCTCGGTATGTCCTTGGGCGGCTGTATTCTTAGCAGAAGCATGCCTTCCGTATTATGGTTTGAAACCAGATAGTCGAGAGTATCGCTGGATTAAAGCGGCTTTCCTGTCTTGTGTAGGACCAATACTTGTCATAGTTGACGAAGTCTATGACCTATCGTTCGCGAATCCTAGCGGACAGTGGCTCACAGGTTTTCTCAATACTTTTGTGAATCAGATTTCTTTTAATTTCTTCTTTATTCGAGTTGTGGAACTTAATAAGGAGGAATATCCTGATTTACAAAAATATACCCGTCGAGAGGCTCTTCGACTTGTTTTGTATGGGGACGATAATCTTGGTGCTGTTATTGAGAAGTTTCAAAAGTTTATAAACATGATCACTTATGGTCAGTTTGTATATGACTTTTTTGGAATAACTTATACTACAGCACAAAAGGGCTTAGTTTTGCCCGAATTCGTCCCGAAAGAAGAAGTTGAGTTTCTCGCTCGGAAGTTTCGTCGTGAAGGGGGGAATGTTAAAGCCCCACTTAACGAAGAAAGTATTTACTCCATGGTCTACTGGATCCGTGAGCCCGCAAAGAATAACCCGGAAGGGAATACGTTAGATTCGCAGTTTTTAGTGAATCTAGAACAAGCTCACCAGGAATGGTATCACTATGGGAAGGATCGATTTGAGATTGAAGCTGATAAGATTCGCGAACTTTGTCGAGAGCTTGGGATTAGTTACCCAGGAAAATCTTACGAAGAATATAGCGATCGTTGGCTTCAAGCCCAAAGAGATTAAGATATTTTATATTTCCTCGTCCGGAGAGGTTCATTGTCCGGAGCGTTTATTCTTTCGCTCATAAAAAGAAGTATGGTTATCTAGTCCTTAAAAGACGACCGTCCGGGGTCAGTAATAAACCGAGATGTTATGTTTTTCTCAGTGAAAGCACGTTGAGTCGTCGGTAAAAACGACTAGTGGTGTGATCTCTCTCTTGATACATGCAGAGAATTCGAGAGTCTGCTGCCACGATTACTTTTTGTTCTGCCTTTCTAGGGCGGCTCTTTTGATCGAGTGGGCTGCCTGTAAGTAATTTCGATTGCCGAAAACAATAGTTTTGAGTTGGAGTTAGGAAAAGATGTTAGCGAAATTGACCGTATGGAAAAGGGTCTAGCAACTTTTCAGAAAGATGAAGAACAGACACAAGTGATTGTGCCTGTGATCCCGTTCCCCGTTGTAGGGAACCCCTACCCTGACCAGACTCCGCAAAGGGTATGTGAAAGATGGTATCAAGTTGATACTATAGACGTCACAAAAACTGGTGGGGGCGTAACGCTGTATTATCCGGTCCCTCTCCTTTTAGGACAAACCGCAATTGCAGAGTGTTTATCTACTTTTCGGTACATTCGTTTCTCAAGCGTGTCCTTACGCTTTCAGAATTCGACTGTACCTATGGTTTATGGCTATGGTCACGCGACCTCCTTGCCTACTAGCGTTTTAGGTTCTAATGCTAATTTTCAAACCTTATCATTTGATGACACTGTGTTGTTTGATTACAGCGTACAAAATGACATTACTGTGGACGTACCTTGGAGAACTCCCGACCAATGGTTAGATTGGCACAGGGTTGGCGTTGATACGAGTGCGAGTTTTCAAAAAGTTCACTCTGTCTACGTCAATCTAAATTCGGTGCGTGTATTGTCATCTAATGCTGTTCCTTCCCTAAAGTTTTTGGTTATGGCCAGGTTTAATGGAATTGAGACAGCTGGACATGTGAATACAGACGAAACCTTTGAGGGTCAGTCTGGAAAGTTCTTAAATGATCTGTTCTATCATGGAACAAAAGTTCTTTCCAACACTCACATGTCTTTTACTGGCAGGGGTCAGAATCCTAATGATGAATTCAAGGATGTAATCCTTCCTCATTATAACGGTACTGAAAGTCCAGCCCCAGCCAAAAAAGCTAATTCTCCGTCTTCAGATCCTTCAGATCCTGAGATTCGGAATAATCCTTTTGGGTCATTAGTTTCTTCTTCTTCCCTGTATCCTGCAGGGAGTGGAAGTTTGTTACAGCCTATTAGGGATTTTACGATACGAGATTTTATAAGTCGTCCTACGTTTTTAAATTCTTTTAACCTCACTTCTGGCTTTAGTCTCACCCAACTTGCTCAAGTCGGGAATGCTTACTACAGTCGTATAAGTTACATGCATCAGTTTTTTCGCATGTGGCGAGGCTCTATTAGATATACGGTTATTATATTTTCGAGTCCGTTCATTTCCGCAAGGTACAACTTGTGTGTCAATTGGGGATATTCCACTCCCACTGCGACTTTAGGAGATGAAATCGTAAATGATGTTACAATACGGGGCACAACCCGCATTGATATTACTCTACCCTTTCTTTGTGCTGACCAGTGGTTACCTACCTGGCCTCAGTACGTTGTAGGATTTGAGAATTCAAATTGCATGCCCTCTTTGTACATCAAAGAAATAAGTCCTGCTGTCAGCGTTGGCGACATTGCTGCATCTCCCATTTGTTGTGTGTGGGAGTCAGCAGGCGATGACTTCGAGTTTAGATCGTTTGTTAACCCTAACCCGGTCAAACCTTCGAGTTTTGAGGGACAAATGCGTGTCTCAGAATTTACAAAGCAAGAGGTCTCAGGAGACGGCTCTACGTGTTCTTATCCTTATTCGTCAGATACAGAAATGACGTTTTCTTCCATCGCTCGTCGATGGTCGAATAGGAACACTGATGCTCTTAGCCCTGGCCCTGTATACACTGAAGGTAGTATCACCGCTGGAGCTTTTGATCAAATCTCCTCTCTGTTTGTTTATTGGTCCGGACAGACCAAGTTCAAACTCACGTGTACGACAACTTCGAACATGAATTGTTGGCACACAGATTCGCACGTCCGGACTTATGTCGGATCTGCGGACGAATGCGCTCGCCCCGAAGATGGTATGGTAAACGTTTGGACCGATTTAACTCGTGTACTTGATTTCACCACCCCCTTCTTAGCGTCGACTTCGATTTTACCTATACCAAGGCCTAGTGTCTCTGTTACGTGGTTTTCATTCCGTAGCACAGATACTACTACACCTCGTTCTATATGGTCGGGTCATTTGCATGATGAAGATAATGTTATTATCTCCCCTCAGCGAGCGTATGTAGCTGGGGGCGATGATTTTAGTTTTTATTTCATGCTGCCTCCCCCACCATTTTCAAAATGGCCTCAAATTGTTACCCCTCTATTGGATGAGAAGTCTACGAAAGGAGTCACATCGGTAAAACAAAAGGGTGTTGTTTGCATCGGAGATGATAAGAGTTGCTCTCTCTCTGGTGATTTAGATCCCTAGGATATGGACTGTGTTCTAATATCCCCTGCTAGCTCGGATTAGCTTAGCCCACACCGTAAGTGGGAAGCCTTAATTGCCGACCTATTTCAGCGTTGAAAAAC